AGACTTTAGTTTTCTTAGGTTTACCGTCTTTGTCTAGATCACCTGGTGCGTACTTGTATGCATTAGGATTATCATCGCTCATACTTGCACCTTTCTTGAAGTGTGCATCTCTGGCGCTCTTCTTCTTTTTGTCTACGCCTGAATAGTACTTCTTAGGTTGAGTACCTTTCTTGTCATCGACATCTTGATCTTGAGCGACTCTTCTAATCTTCTCTCTGAGTTGTGATAATCTATCCATGTTACTATTTATGTTGCTTTCTTCTTTAGCAACTCTGTTTCTCTCCATGTTTGGGCTTTAGTATTGCCAGGAAATGACGATGTCCAAGTTAACATCTTAGAATATAGTTTACCTGCCTTTTTCTTTAACGCTTCAAAAGTATCATCGTTTCTAATTTCTATGAAATCTTTTTTAAATGCTCTCTTGAACTCTGACATATTTTTCTGTACATTATGCCAATCGTTTGATACTATATCATCACGAAGTTTTCTTGGTCTTGCTCTGTTTCTTTCTAATGCAGTATCTAATGATGTGTTTACGAATACCATTTTGTATTCATAACCTAACTTGTCTAACATTTCTTTATACTGAATAATCTTTTTCTTGTTTGCGGCTGTAGTATCAAAGATCAGACCTAGACGACCATTGATATATCCTTCCATGCCTCTTGCAGTTACATCTTTTGCTTTCTTTCGAATGTGAGCATACTCATCGTCTGATTTGCCTCTCAAGTCTAATGATAATCCTGCTTTCTTTAGGCCGATCTCAAATGCTCTATCTGTATTGACCATTTTTAAACCAAGATTTTTAAGTGCAAGTTCATCTACAACTGTAGATTTACCAGAACCTGGACCACCCATTAAGAATACTGCTTTGAAAATACCTGGATCATATACACCTTCTGTAATAAGGTCTTGTATCATATAATCAGGTAGTCTCTCTTCTACGATACCCATACCTTTTCTGATATCGTTGTATAATGACTCTGCATCTCTGGCGTTTCTTGATGGTACGCCTTGTTTGAATGAATCAAAGTCACCTTTCTCTGCAAAGGCTCTCATCTTTGATGCACTCATGCCTGTGACATCGTCTGCATCTGGATCACGCTCACCTGCTGATAAGATATTGATCTCTTCGAACTTGTAGAAACCATGTCTTGCTTTGACACCATTGTATTTCTTGAGTAAGTTCTCGAACTCTTTTACTCTATCTGAACCTACGACCATATTTACATGTGTATAATTTCTCTTATGTAATTCATTGGCGATCTCAAATACAGTTCTTACATTTGCATCTACTACTATCTTACCGAAGAACTTACGAAGATATTTTACTTTGACTTTATGTGGTAATGGATTCTTTATGTTGTCTCTAGAATGTGAAGAGAATAGTAGTACATCACCACCTCTACCAAGACCTTTTAACTTCTTGACTAGAAGTGCATGACCTGTTGTAGGCGGGTTAAATCTTCCAAATGTAAATGTAACTTTCTTCATCTATTTCTCACATTTCCTATTGCATCACTATATGCAAGTGTCATTGGTAACAATTCGTTGATTGGTAGATCAATCTCTAAACATGTTACATTAATTCTTGGGTCAACTAATACAGCAGATAAAAATCTGTGGTGACCATCTATAATTCTATTATCTTTTGATACAATGTAAAAATTATTCTTTGACTTTGCAAAGTCTTTAGTACCTTTGGCACCAAACTCTGATACATTTCTAATTGATTTATCAAAATATATTTGTTCTTGTATAGGTACTAGTTTACCTACTGCAACTGATTTTACTTTGACATTTACTATATCGTCTTTTGCATCACCATCATTCTTTGCAAGACCGCCAGATACCCATTGTTTTGCCTGATCTCCTGTCAATCCTTGTGGATATGGATCATCGACAACATCATTCTTTGCAAATGGTTTACTAACATCAATTGCACCTGCTTGTAATCTTTTCTGCAATAATCTAACATCTTTGTTGTTGATTACAGGCATATCTTTTCTTTTTGTAGAACCCATTTTTGCAAGTCTTTGAGCGAAGATATAATTCTTATCAAAGTCTGGTACTTCTACATCTAATTCTCTACCATTCTTTTGCATTTCTAACTCTGCATACTTTCTGGCATTCTTGACATCTGTTTTGGTGATCTCAAGTTTACCTGCCTTGGCACCACCTGCTTCTTGTATAAAATATCTAAAAGTTTGCATACTACTATTTATCCCAATTCTTAGCAACTGTAAAGTTGTTGAGACTGAACTCCATTCTGTCTACAAGTTTTACTGCTTTACCTTCTTGGTCGATTGCAACATAACCCTCAGGATTTACAACTTTATATCCTGTACTTGTCTTGACAAAAGTACCAATTGCTTTTACTCTGTTGAGAGAATCAATGATAATCTTTTTAGCACCTATCAATTCTTTTTGAAAGTTTGTAAGTGCAATGATCAATCTTTTTAATCTTCTTAACTCTGAGATAGATTGTTCTTTGATCTCTCTTTTAATTTGTTTTGTTTTTTCCATTTTAACTTTGGCGATTACTTTTGTTTCAAAGTATTTGTCGACATGTTTAAGAAAACCTTCATAAGTTGGGTTGAACTTACCTGCTCTGATCTGAGCATTTGCATATGTTTTGTACGAAGCACCAACGGCACCTTTATCTGCAAACATTTTATTGATTTTCTGGAAGTTTCTTAGATCGTTTTTCTTTATGTTTCTAAACTCTTTACCTACATTTGATAGATGAGTAGATAGACTGACTGCCTCTTTTGCTAACATTGATGCATTACCTTGGACATCTTTGTATGATGCATCGTCCATCCAAACATCTTTGTTGGCGCCCAAGGATGAGATATCTGCACCAAAGCTGGCAGACAAATCCTCAATGGAAGTTCCAGTATAAGTAGTGTGAAATACGATGCCTAGTTTAGCAGTCATGATGGCGCCAGCCAATGGCGAACCTGTGACAGCGGCATATTTAATTGTGTTAGGTTGAAATGTTACATACTCTAGATTACCGATAGTTTCTGTTTGTTTATCTGTATCAGTAAACATTAAGTCACCTTGAAGTATCTTATCACCCCATGATAACTTAGATAGATATTTGAATGATTCTAAGAATTTAGTTTCGAGATCACCTGAGAGTTCAGATGCATCTTTGATTTCTTGTTCTGAAGTATAGAACAATGGTGTTTTATTGAATAAAGACTTCTTCGCAATAAAGAAACGACCATCTTCTGGATGTTTTCCTGCCCATATAGCAGGCGCACCATCCCATTTGACAGTCATGTTGACTCTTTTCTTCGCATGACCCTTTAACATATCCCTTAGTTCTCTAAGGAAGTTTATTGATGCACGACCGCCATCAATACCATTGTTAATGATCTCGTCTTCTAAGTGTTCTAAATGTAAGTTCTTAATAGCCATTGTGTCCAGCCTAACAAATCCACAGAAAAAGTCAAGCACTTTCGAGCTTTATTTTTTGCTAGGTGTTACTATTTATGCTAGATTGGAGTGCGACTAACTAGGCTTCGGGGTCGACATCGCCATTGCCTGCATCAATTTGTGCTTGACATTCAGCGAGTAAACCATCTGTGAGTGCTGTGATCTCAGCGTTTTGATCTATTACGAATTGGGCCCAGGTCAAATCTGTACCGTCTCGTTGAACATTTTCATTAACAAAGTTATCCCAATGTTCATACCATAGTATTTCGGCATCTGTTCCTGTACCATCTAAACTTGGATTTGCAGCCCGCCATGCATTCCAATATGCAGTCGCACCGCCAGTACCAGTCCATGAAAACTGTACGCCTTCTATTTCAAAATTCCATGTTTCGGAGTCAGATGTATCTCCGTAGAATTTTACCATTCTTTGTTTCTTTGCGATTAAAGCTTCACAATCTGCTTTCTTTTGATTCCAAGTTGCCATGAATACTCCCGATTATACTATTATTTAGTTTTTTGATAGCGGGGACGAGTGAAGTTTTTCTTCTAATTGATTAATTTTGAGAGAAATCATTTCTGCCTGACGATCTCGGCCTTCCTTTTTCGCCAGTCTAAGGTCTTTTTTTAGTTGAACTTTCGTACTGATAATATCAATAACTTCTGTACTTTTCAAATTTCTCATTGCCTTACCATAATACTATGATTCTTGTATTTATGCAAGGGGATTTTGGCCTCCTCGGCAGGACTCGAACCTGCAACCTACGGTTTAGAAGACCGT